TTAACGAATTATTATTGGTATTTTCAATCAGCAATCCCAGGACGTATTTGTGATGAAATAGTTAAATACGGAAAATCTATTTCTGATGAAATGGCGGTGACTGGTGGTTTAGGTAATAAAAAATTAAATCAAAAACAAATTAAAGATTTAAAAACAAAAAGAGATTCTAATATTGTTTGGATGAACGATAGGTGGATTTATAAAGAAATACAACCTTATGTTCACAGAGCAAATGAAAACGCAGGTTGGAATTTTCAATGGGATTTTTCTGAGTCTTGTCAGTTTACAAAATATGAAAAAGGACAATTTTATGATTGGCACTGTGATGGTTGGGATAGACCTTATTGGAGAGAAAATCAAAATGATCCTTCTCATGGTAAAATTAGAAAACTATCCGTAACAGTTAGTTTATCAGATCCAAAAGATTATAAAGGTGGAGAACTAGAATTTGATTTTAGAAATATGGATCCAGATAAAAAACCAAATATAAAAAAATGCACTGAGATATTACCAAAAGGATCTTTAGTTGTATTTCCTGGTTTTGTTTGGCATAGAGTATGCCCAGTTAAAAAAGGATCTAGATATAGTTTAGTTATATGGAATTTAGGATGGCCTTATAAATGAGTTATCCAAAACAATTACAATTAGAAGAATATTTTAAATGTCCTATATGGTGGGCAGACGAGCCAAAGTTTGTTAAAAAATTAAATAAAGCATCTGATAAATATATAAAAATATCACAAAAAAATTTAAAAGAATCAATAGATAAAAGAAATAAAAAGTTTGGAAATAAGGGGGACATGGGTCATGTATTTCATTCAACAACATTAATAGGTGATCCAAAATTTAAAGAATTACAGGATTATATTGGTGCAACTGCACACAATTTATTATTAGAAATGGGTTTTGATTTATCTCAATATCAAGTATTTACCACAGAAATGTGGGTGCAAGAGTTTGCAAAACAAGGTGGTGGACATCACACTTTGCACACACATTGGAATGGACACATATCTGGTTTTTATTTTTTAAAAGCATCAGATGCAACATCTATGCCTTTATTTGAAGATCCAAGACCCGGTAACATTATGAATCTTTTACCAGAAAAAGATAAAACAAAAGTTACATATGCAAGTTCACAAATACATTACAAAGTTCAACCAGGTCGTATGATATTTTTTCCATCTTATATGCCACATCAATATATTGTTGATATGGGATATGAACCTTTTAGGTTTATACATTGGAATTGTCAGGCTATACCAAAAAATGTTTTAAATGTCGAAACAAAATAAAGATATAAAAAAAGCTTTTTTACAAACTATATTAACTAGTAACCATAAAAATAATAAAGTTGATTTTATAAAAGAATTAATTAAAAACAAATTTAAATTGAAAGGAAAAAATGTCATTCAAAAAAAATAAATACTCAGTTTTAAAAAATGCAATTAGTAAAGAAATGGCTGATTTCTGTTACGCTTATTTTTTAAATAAAAGAAACGTAGCTAGAGTTTTATTTGATTCGAGATACATATCACCTTTTACGGAGTATTGGGGTATATGGTCTGATGAACAGGTGCCAAACACATACTCACACTATAGTGATCTTGTAATGGAGACACTATTACAAAAAGTAAAACCTGTTATGGAAAAACATACAAAATTAAAATTGTCTGAAACATACTCTTATGCAAGAATATATAAAAAAGGCGATGTGTTAGCTAGACACAAAGATAGATATTCTTGTGAAATATCTACCACATTAAACCTTGGTGGTGACTCATGGCCTATTTATTTAGATCCTACAGGAAAAAAAGGTCAAGCAGGTATTAAAGTAGATCTTAAACCAGGAGACATGTTAATATATTCTGGATGTGATTTAGAACATTGGAGAGAAGAATTTATAGGTAAGGATTGTGGACAAGTATTTTTACACTACAATAAAGCTAACTCTAAAATGGCCAAAGAAAACGCCTTAGATAAAAGACCTTTGATAGGTTTACCTGCATGGTTTAAAGGCGTGAAGTTGACTAATTCCACAAAATAGTCTATACAATGGACTGGTAGGGAGAGACACCACCACACCCTCTCCCTGCTTTTAATCTGTTAATTAACTGCAAAATAGGTATAATGGATTATTATGCTACAAAAGATAGGTTTTCTTCCTGGTATCAACAAACAAATTACAGCCACAGGCGCTGAGGGTCAGTGGACAGACTGTGATAATGTTAGGTTTCGTTATGGAACTCCTGAAAAAATAGGGGGTTGGAAGCAATTAGGAGATGATAATTTAACAGGTGCAGGCAGAGGTCTTCATCATTTCGTAAATACTTTAGGTAGAAAGTATGCTATTATAGGCACGAATAGAATTTTATACGCATATTCAGGAGGTGTATTTTACGACATACATCCGATCAAATCTACAACAACGCTTACAAGTGCTTTTAGCACAACTAATGGATCAGCTGAAGTTACAATAACTTTTAGCGGTGATCATGGTATATCTGCACAAGATATCATATTATTAGATAATTTTTCTGCAATTACTAACTCTAATTTTGCAGCTGCAGATTTTAACGATAAAAAATTTATGGTCACAACTGTGCCTAATAGCACAACTATTACAGTGACAATGCCCTCTAATGAGTCAGGATCTGGTGCAACAACATCGGGCGGTATTAGAGTACAACACTATTATCCAGTGGGACCAGCTGTTCAAGCAAAAGGTTTTGGTTGGTCACTAGGATCTTGGGGTGGAGAAGTGGCAGGAGAACCAACAACTACTTTACAAAATGGTATTACTGATACTGCAACAACAGGTATTATATTAGTAGACTCATCACAGTTTCCAACAGCAGGAACAAACTTTATAATTATAGGTAGCGAAGAGATATCCTATACAGGTATTTCATCCACAGGAGAACTTACAGGAGTTACTAGAGAAGTAGCAGGAACAACAAAAGCTGCACATAGCGGCGGTGCAACAATTACAAGTTCTACTAATTTTGTAGCATGGGGTGAGGCAGCATCTGGAGATTTAGTGTTAGAACCTGGTATGTGGTCGTTAGATAACTTTGGTGATAAAGCTATTTGTTTAATTCATGACAGTGCAGTATTTGAATGGAACTCTGCAGCATCAGATGCAACATCTAACAGAGCCATAATTATTACTGGTGCACCAACTGCATCAAGACACATGCTAGTATCTACACCAGATAGACACTTAGTATTTTTTGGAACAGAAACAACTATAGGGACACCTACTACACAAGACGATATGTTTATAAGATTCTCTGATCAGGAGGATATTAATACTTATACACCAACGGCAACCAATACAGCTGGTACACAAAGACTGGCTGACGGATCACAGATCAGAGGAGCAATCAGAGGTAGAGATGCAATCTATGTTTGGACTGATACAGCTTTATTCACACAACGTTTTATTGGTCCGCCATTTACATTTGGTTTTTCTCAAGTTGGAACTAACTGTGGATTAGCTGGACAAAACGCATGTGTAGAAGTTGATGGTTCTGCATACTGGATGTCAGAAAATGGTTTCTTTAGATATGCTGGTAAATTAGAATCATTACCTTGTTTAGTAGAGGACCATGTGTTTGATGATATTAATTTAGAGTCTGGTAATCAAATGGTGTCTGCTGGATTAAATAATTTGTTTGGTGAAGTAATATGGTTTTACCCAACCTCAACATCTTCTGTTGTCAATAGAATGGTTACATATAATTATTTTGACTCTACTCCACAAAGACCTGTATGGACAGTGGGAACTTTAGCTAGAACAATGTGGCAAGACTCTGCTGTTTTTGGATCACCACATGCTTTAGAGTATGATGCAGCCACGGATACATCGTTTGATGTTGTAGGAAATACAGAGGGTAGAACAACATACTATCAACATGAAACAGGAACTGATCAAGTAAAAGGTGGAGCAACAACTGCGATAGTTGCAAGCATTGAGTCTGGAGATTTTGATATAACACAACAGCAACAGGGTGTTGCTAGTATTAGAGGAGATGGTGAGTTTATTATGAAGATAAGAAGATTTGTGCCAGACTTTATCTCTCAAACAGGTAACACTCAGGTTACCTTAAATTTAAGAAATTTTTCTAATGATTCTCAATCAAGTTCTTCATTAGGACCCTTTACAGTTACGTCATCTACTAGTAAAGTAGATACCCGTGCAAGAGCTAGAGCAATAGCTTTAAAAATAGCAAACACATCAACTAATCAAAGTTGGAAGCTTGGAACTTTTAGATTAGATATACAACCGGATGGGAGAAGGTAATGGTAAATCCAATAGGTGGACTTGATCAACTCGCTAAAGAAATAGAGTTTTTAGAGGCAAATAATCCAGGTAGAATAACGGCAGCAGAATTGCCAGGATCACTTAGAGATTTTTATATAAATAAACAAGGTATTGCCCCATCTAGACAATTTGATGTTGTATCGGATGATATTAATTTTACCGAGTTTGCACCTTTAGGTTCAGCTGTTGAGTTAGCTGAAATGGATCAAGGTTTAGATCAAGAAGGTATTTTAGGTATTGATCAAACTACTGCAGATCCAAACAGAGATTTTTATAATAAATTATTTGCAGAAGATCTTTACACTAGATTACCTGAAAATACAGGTTTAAGAATTGATCCAGATTTAATAGATAAATTAAGAGCAAATAATCCAGAACTAGCTGGTAGTACAGATGCACAAATAATGGATCAGTACAATCAATTTTTTCAAAACGTTCTTCCACCGGGTCAAACACCTAAAGTAGGTTTTGGTCAAGGAATAAAAGATTTTATAACAAGCGGTGGTATTACAGGTAATATATTAAGAGGTATAGGTTCTTTATTTAAACAAGATCCAAGAGCCACTGCGATTAGAAATTATTACGGAAATGTTGGTTTAGATAGTATAGGAAGAATACAGTCAGGGTTAATGCAGGGTTATGCG